TGGGCTTTGTGCGTACAGCGGCGGGCGCGTCGTGATGTACGCGGGCACGTATCAGGTGCCGACGCTATCGCTGACCGAGAAGCACTTCGTCGGGCCGCTGTCAGTCGCCACCAGAACGAGTGCGCGCGACCGAGTTAACACCGTTAAAGGCGTATACTCGTCAGAGGCGAACAACTGGCAGCCGTCCGACTTCCCTATTATCACCTCGGCAACCTACGTTACCGAGGACAACGGCGTGAGACACACGCGCGACGTGGTTCTGCCCTTTACGATTTCCGCTAGTTGCGCGCAGCGGTTGGCCGTAATCGAACTGCGCCGCGCCCGACAAGAGATCATCCTGACTGCGCGTTTCCGGCTCGAGGCAATGCAGATCCGCGCGGGTGAAACCGTGATGATCTCCAACGCGAAACTGGGCTGGACGAACAAAGTCTTTGAAGTGATGGAGTGGAGGTTCACTAGCGATGGCAACCCGCCGCAGCTCGCCGTGGACATGACCTTGCGCGAGATAGATTCAACCGTCTACTCCTGGACGGTTTCGGATCAGATCGCAGTCACCGCAGCACCGAACACGACGTTGCCGAACCCGTGGAGCGTGACAGCCCCGACCAATCTCGCACTCGTCGCGGACGGCACGACTCAGGTCTATCAGGCCGACGGTACGGCGATCAGCCGAATCAAAGTAAGCTGGTCTGCGCCTGCTGACGAGTTCGTGCAGTCGGGCGGGTTTATCGGCGTCGAGTGGAAGGGCGTCGCGTCGACGACGTACTTGCAATGGTCCAAGATTCCCGGCGATCAGACACAGGAATTTATTGATAACGTCATCATCGACGAGGGGTACAATGTGCGGATCTACGCGCAATCGTACTTCGGCGTTTCGTCCTCGTTCGTCACGGGCAGCGTAACGGTGCTTAAGGACACGACGCCACCGGCAATCCCGACCGGACTGACGGCGACGCTTGGCACGGGTCGCGCGATCTCGCTGGACTGGGACGATAACATTGAACCGGATTTCAGCGAGTACGGCATTTACCGCAACACGTCCGGCGTCACTCCGGGTCTGCAAACTGCGCTATGGGCCACGGGCACGCAGGCTTTCGGTCAGCTTGGTATTGGCGACACCACTACGCGGTCGTCACCGGTGCAGGTCGGAACCGTCCTGACGTGGTCAAGCGTGGCCGGTGGCGTTGAGCACACCGCAGCCACGCGCGTAAATGGATCGCTCTGGACGTGGGGGCGCGGCATCAGCGGCGAGACGGGCCACGGCGACACAGCCACGCGATCCACTCCCGTTCAGGTCGGGGCGCTGACGGACTGGTCACAGGTTGCGTGCGGCGGCTTCTTCACCGTGGCGCTCAAGACTGACGGGACGCTGTGGAGTTTCGGAAGCAACGGTTTTGGCCAACTCGGACTGGGCAACACCACGAACCGATCCTCGCCCGTCCAGATCGGCGCGTCGACAACGTGGGCTTACGTCGCCGCGAACTCCGAGCACGCGGCTGCGGTCAAGACTGACGGCTCGCTCTGGACGTGGGGCAACGGGGCGAGCGGAAGACTGGGGCACGGCAACGTCACGTCGCAGTCTAGTCCGACACAAGTGGGGGCGCTCACGAACTGGGCGACGGTCCATTGTTTGGGCGCGGCCACAATCGCGCGGAAGACCGACGGAACGCTGTGGTCGTGGGGCCTAAACGGGTCCGGTCAACTCGGACTGGGCGACACCGCGAACAGATCCTCGCCCGTCCAGATCGGAGCGCTAACGGACTGGATCTCGGTAGCGTCGGGACATTACAGCGTGATCGCTCGCCGCTCTAACGGGACGGCGTGGGCGTGGGGAAGCAACACGAACGGCGAGCTTGGACTCGGCACCGTCGCGTCACGCTCCAGTCCGGTTCAGCTTGGAGGCTCAAACGAATGGTCAGTCATCGAGGCGTCGCGCAACAGCTTTTCCGGGGTGAAACCGAATGGCACGCTTTGGACTTGGGGACGTGGCAACGAGGGCCAACTCGGCAGCGGCTCAGTGGCTAGTCGGTCCTCGCCTGTTCAGGTCGGAGCGCTCGCGACATGGAATGGTCTGGGTAAGTTCGTCCATAACCACGCGATCTTCCTGCAAGGCGGATCAGCCGGTGGCGGATCGGGCGGGGCGGACAAGATCGCTGAGACCCGCGCAAGCCGGTTCGTAGACGCCGAGGTCAGTCCGGGCGTGACGTATTACTATTGGCTGAACGCCTACGACCGGCTCGAAAACGTCTCGGACTTTTCCGCGCGCGTGCAGGCCACTCCGGCCGCGATCACGGCGGGCAGCGTAGACCAGACCCCGCCGGCGAATCCCACCGCGCTCACGTCGGTCACGTTCTCGACCTACCTCGCATCGGATGGCGGCGCTCGCGCTCTTGTCGTCGTGACCGTGGCCGCTCTGCCTGCGCGTGCGGCGCTGCAAAATGTCCTGTACCGGAAGCAGGGCCACGCGAACAGCTACGAGGTCGCCGCTCAAGTGAGCAACACAGCGCCGATTTCTGCGGTGCTGGACGATCTCACGCCCGGCGTGACCTATGACATTGCCTCGCAGGCGTGGTCGTTCTCGAACGTTCCCAGCGATGTCATCACGGCAGCGTTCTCGCCCTACGTGGGCGGGACCGCACCGGCTCCGGCCACGCCGACCGGGGGCGCGCTGAGCAACAGCGGAATTATTCCGAACTACCTCCCCGGGACCGACGTTCTCAATTTCGGAACGCGCATTTCTTGGAACGCGAACACCGAGCGGGATCTCGCAGCGTACGAGGTCAAGGCAACCGTGACCGACACGGACGCGGCGACGGACTACAGCTGGTTCCCGTCGTCCGGCGGTGGACTGGCTCGCGTCGTGGGCACCGAGGAATTCCTCTATAACGCCGTGCTCGGCGCGGGCTACGTTCGCGTGCGCGCGGTTAATCGTTCCGGCGTTGCCTCAGGCTGGCACCGCATCGGCAACGCGAACAGCGCCGCGTCGACAGGCCTGACCAGCCTTGGAGAACAACGCGCCGGAAACGTCTCCATCACGGGCGGCACAATCAAGATCCCGACCGGCGGTCAGCGCGGCTTTGAAGCGAACGTCTCAACCGCCGTTGACGTACTCGGCGCTGACTTCCGCGTGTACAACACCAGCACGGTCGAGAAGTTCCGCGTCGATGACGCGACGGGTCAGGTCCAAATCGACGGAACGCGGGTTTTGTCAACCCGGTACGCTACAGCGCCGGTCACCTTGGCGGATGTCATCGCAGTCCTAACCCATCACGGCTTGGCCCCATAATCTATGGCACTAGGAATGAGCATCACCCTGCCCAACGGCGTGACCGGAGATTACCTCCGCATCGTCGCCGTCGAATGGAACCGTCCTGCGTCGATCTCGGTCTGGAAGATCGCGCTGTACTTGAGCGAGGCCCAGGCTAACGCCGCGCCGAAGTACCCGCTGGCCATCGTCGCGCAGGTCCGCGTAGACGGGGCCAAGTTTGAACAGTACCTTTCGAACGAGGCCATCGCTGCCGCAGGTCACAACATCATCGCGCAACTCTACGCCGTGACCAAGGCCGAGCCGGGAGCGGTCACGATCATCGCGCCCGTTGCACCGTTCGACCTAAGCGAGGCGACCGATGTCTAAGCCGCGCCGCTTCGTCGTGGTCAGCGATAACCACGGCGACCAGTACGATCCCGAGACGTTCGCCGCGCTCAAGGCGTTCCTGCGCGACTTCAAACCGGACTTGCGTATCCACGCCGGGGATGCGTGGGACTTTCGAAATCTGCGCAAGGGCGCAAGCGACGACGAGAAGGCCGAGTCGCTCGCGGACGATTGGGAACAGGGAACGGACTGGCTGCGGACGTTCTTCGACGGCGGGAAGGAAAACCACTTCCTGCGAGGGAACCATGATGAGCGGCTGTGGAGATTCGCGGACTGTTCGGTTGGACTAATCCGCGACTACGCACGCGAGGGAGTCGAGCGAGCGAGCAACATCCTGAAGCGGTGCCGCGCGAAGATGCTGCCCTACGATTCGCGCCACGGTGTGTTGCGGCTTGGCCATCTCCGCGTGATCCACGGGTACTTCGCCGGGATCGGCGCTGCACGGCGGCATGGGATCTCGTACGGCAATTGCCTGTTCGGTCACACGCATTCGACCGACTCCGCGCCGGTCGAATCGGTCGAGGGACCGTCAGAGGCACGCGGTATCGGGTGCTGCTGCAAGATCGACATGACGTACAACGCGCACCAAGTGGCCAAGCTTCGGCACGACAATGCGTGGTGCTACGGTGTGCTGTTCGACGACGGCACGTATCAGCTTTTCCAATGCAAGAAGATCCGGGGACGATTCTATGCCGCGCAGCAAATCACCGCGTACTGATGACTGGGCAGCAGCGTTCGGCGCTGCGCTGCAAACTCGCGAACGGCTCCCGAGTGGGAAGGGCTGGAGGACTTCGCACGAACTGCGCGAGGAGCTAGACGTTGGTCGGGTGAAGTTCTATCAAGTTTTGCGGATGATGCGTCAGCAGGGCCGCGTCGAGAACTTCACCGGCCGCGTCTCGATAGGCGGCAAGCTGTCCCGGTGCGAGTGGTATCGGCTGAAGTGATACAATGGACCGCCCGCCGCAATTTGCCTTGGGCGATCTAGTCCGCTCGCGAGTGGACCCGTCCTGTGGGTACGTCGTCACGGGCCACGTGTACCGCCGCACGCATATAGACTACCTCTGCGCTGACCCGCACGGAGCCGAGGAGGTACGGGGCGAGCTAGAGCTAGAGCAGGGCGAGCGACTCCGCGACCCGATCAGCGCGGATTGATACGGGCTAAGTCGTTGGTGATGTGCTAGCTTACGCAAGAGCGGATAAAATCCGCTAGTTTTCGCTTGCGACGGGGCGGGGCGGATGCATGGTGGGTGGTACACAACCAACCGCACATGACCACCACCGATACCACCCGCGCCGACCTCGTAGCCGCCCGCGATGCCGCACACAGCGCATGGGGCGCCGCAGAGGCCGCTTATGCGGCAAAACCCCAATTGGGAGACCATCGCAGCGATCGGGACGGCTTATGCCGCGTACGAAGTCGCTCGCGATGCGGTATTTTTCGCCACCTTCGCCCGCGTTACTGCCTAACCATGCGCTCCCTACTCATCCTCCTGAGCCTGACTGCCAGCCTGCACGCTGCACCTCCTGAGTCGTTCTGGTGCGCGCTGCATCACGTCGAGTCCAGCGGGCGCAGGACCGGACTGATCCTCGGCGATCAGGGCCGCAGCCGTGGCCCGCTCCAGATCATGCGGGCTTATCATGCGGACTCCCGCGTGGCCGGACCTTATGAGCGCGTGGATGATCTGGCTTATTCGCGCCGCGTCGTCACGGCGTACCTCCATCGCTACGCCCGTGCAGCGTGGGATGCCGGCGACGTGGACACGTTAGCCCGGGTCCACAATGGCGGGCCTAGGGGCGCGCAGAAGCCGCAGACCAAGGCGTACGCGGCCAAGGTACGGAGGGCTATGCAATGACTGACCTGCTCAAGCTGACCCCCGCCGAATTCTGCGCGGCAACCAAAGCCTGCGCCGAGGCGCGCGAATTCGCGCTGCGGCACGCAACAATGGGCGAGGTGTGGGACAATTGCCCGCGCCCGGATTGGCTGCTTTGGGTCTGCCGCAAGGTAGACCGGGTGCCCGATGACCGCACGCTGCGGCTCTACGCGGTCTGGTGCGCCCGGCATACCCCGCTCAGGGACGGACGGGTCACGGGTGACCTGCTCACGGACCCGCGCCTCCGCGCCGCGCTAGACGTAGCAGAGCGATTTGCGGAAGGGCTGGCCACCGAGGACGATCGGCTGCACCATCTATTTGCGGCCCGGTCTATGCTGCTCGTCGCTCAGCCCTGCGCCTACTTCGCAGCGACGGCGGCGGTCGAGGCGGCGCTGGACTACTGGCCCCACTACGCCGCATTCGACGCGGCTTTTCACGCCTCCCGCGCCCCCGGATCTATCGAGGCGAACGCCGCCGCCAGCCAAGCCCAAGCCGACCAGTTCCGGCGCGTCGTGCCTAACCCGTTCCGAAAAGAAGCAAACTCATGAATCTCCTCAAGCTGACCCCCGCCGAATTCTGCGCGGCAACCAAAGCCTGCGCCGAGGGGCGCGAATTCGCGCTGCGGCACGAAACAATGGCCGAGGTTTGGGACGCCTGTCCGCGCACGGATTGGCTGATCTGGATCTGCCGCAAGGTGGACTGGATGCCCGCGCCCCGCACGCTGCGGCTCTTCGCCGTCTGGTGCGCCCGCTACACGCCCATCGGAGATGGTCACGTCACGGGTGACCTGCTCACCGATCCGCGCTTGCTCGCTGCGCTGGAGGTGGCGGAGCGGTACGCTCACGGGCGGGCTACAGACGCGGAGTTAGTCGCCGCCGACGCCTACGCCGCCGACGCCGCCCGCGCCGCCGCCTACGCCGCCGACGCCGCCCGCGCCGCCCGCGCCGCCGACGCCGCCTACGCCGCCTACGCCGCCTACTACGCCGCCTACGCCGCCGACGCCGCCTACGCCGCCCGCGCCGCCGCCTACGCCGCCGACGCCGCCCGCGCCGCCCGCGCCGCCGCCGCCGCCTACGCCGCCGACGCCGCCCGCGCCGCCGCTCGCCAAGCCCAAGCAGACCAGTTCCGCTGCGTGGTGGATAATCCATTCCGCCCATGACCACCCACCCCCACCGCATCAAGATCGGCCGGCGCCCAGTTCAGGGCGGGGCAAAGGTGATGATCCCATGGCGGGTCAGCCCGCGCCTGATCGAGCGCCTCAAGTGGGCCGCGCTGCGCAAGCAGACTACGCCCGCGCAACTACTGGCTGACATCGTCAGCCGCAACTGTCCGCCAGTATGATCATCGGATCCGTCCAAACCCCGCTCGGTCGGCTCTACCTCGAGGTGGTTACCCCGCCATCGGCCCCTCTAGCACAACCCCGCGACGACACCGCCGAGATTGAGGCTCGCATTGCCCGGGCCGAAGCCAAACTGACCGATCCCAACTTTCTCACCCGCGCTCCGTCCCACGTTGTCGAGGGCGTCTGGGAGCAACTCCGCGCTGACTACGCCCGTTTCCTATGAGTATCCAGCAACCCACTACCGGCAAAGTCTCAATCGTCTTGCCGCTGCCCACCCTCAATGCGCTCCGGGCCATCGCGGCTCAGCGCCAGATCAGCCTGTCCGATGTCGTCCGCGAGATGATCAGGCAGGCGATGGAGGTGGCTAAGTGAACTACGACGACTTCATCAAGTCCAAGGTGCGCAGTGCGCAGGTATGCGGCTTTGAGCCGTTGCCCATTGTCGCGCCGCTCTTTGAGTGGCAGAAGGCAGTTGTGCGCTGGGCGGTCAAGACTGGCCGCGCCGCGCTCTTTGAAGACTGCGGCCTAGGCAAGACTGCGCAGCAGCTGGAGTGGGCGCGCCAAGTTGCGGCGCACTCAACCGCACCGGTGCTGATCCTGACGCCGCTAGCCGTGGCTAACCAGACCGCCGAGGAGGCGCGCAAGTTCGGCATCGAGGCCAGTGTCGCGCAGACTCAGGCCGACGTGACTGGTCCTGGCGTGTGGATCACGAACTACGAGAAGCTTGACCACTTCGACACCAACGCTTTTGCCGGCGTTGTGCTCGATGAGAGTTCAATTCTCAAGGCATTCACCGGCAAGACGCGGATCGCCTTGACCGAAGCATTCAGCCTCACGCCGTACCGCCTTTGCTGCACTGCCACGCCATCGCCGAACGACTATACCGAGTTTGGTCAGCACGCCGCGTTTCTCGGCATTTGCTCGCCCGCTCAAATGCTCGCAACGTTCTTCGTCAACGACACTTTTAACACGGGAGATTGGCGGCTCAAGAAGCACGCGGAGGGCGAGTTCTGGAAATGGCTAGCGTCGTGGGCCTGCTGCGTATCGAAGCCGTCGGACATCGGCTACGATGACGCAGGATATGATCTGCCCGCGCTGCGGATGCATGAACACGTCGTGGATGTTAACGAACGGGCCGACTGCGGGGAGGAACTCTTCCGTCACGCGACGCTTTCAGCCACTACGCTTCACGCGGAAATGAAGCTGACATCGCGGGCACGAGCCGAGCGGGTCGCGTCAATTGTGGCAGCGAAACCAAGCGAGCAGTGGCTCGTCTGGTGTAACACGAACGACGAGGCCGACAAATTGGCGGAACTGATGCCGCACGCCACGGAGGTTCGCGGGAGCGATTCGGCAGCAAAAAAGGAGTCCGCGCTTAACGGGTTTACGTCGGGATCCGTTCGCATCCTAATATCTAAGCCGTCAATCGCAGGCTACGGCATGAATTTCCAGCGCTGCGCAAACGTTGCGTTCGTTGGGCTGTCCTACTCTTTCGAGGACTTTTATCAGGCGCTGCGCCGGTCATATCGGTTTGGCCAGACGCGCGAAGTTCACGCGAATATTGTCCGAGCTGCGACCGAGGGCGCAATTTCACAAAGCATTCAACGCAAGATTGAACAGCATCACACCATGCAGGCATCAATGAAACAAGCATCGTCCGTATTTGCCGAGAACCGGATCAAAG